TACCTCTTTCTAAATCAAAATCATTATCGCCTATAACTAAATTACCCGAAGTTGTGCCAGAATTATAAACCTCTAAACCATCTTTTAAAAGCGATACAATATAATCGTCAGAAGATGCGGTGTAAAAAGTCAAACTATGAGCCTTGTATTTTAAAGGGTTTCCGTTTACAGTCAATGATGTATTGCTTATTGAGGTAGCCGTATCATCATCAATATCGTTAGACCAACCATCTACAATAGATTCGTTAAGACCAGACGGCGATTCTACATCTCCTTTTTTTCTATGTAACCATAAAAATAAATTATAATACGGCTCGTTTGTGTTTGTAAAAAAGTCATTACTAAACACGATACCATACGTTGTTTCAATTGCTTTAATTATTACATCCAATCTAATTGCATACTTTAAATCTGACCATAAAACACCGTGATTGTGGTCGTCTCCGTTTGTGTAAAAAAGGTTACCATCGCCCGTATTGCCGTGTTGACCGTCCGAACTATCATAAAACAATCTACGTGTATGAGTTATTAAAGGTGTAATTACATCGTTCGCCGTAGGGTCTAATTGTAAGCTGCTTCTTATATCTGTTGGCGAGTATGTTTTATTATAAGCTGACAAACCATTCGCTAAAGCTGATAAATTATCATCGCCTAACAAATCTTTTAATTCTACTGTACTACCAAAAAATGTTATCTTATACGAGTGTGCTTTGTTGTTCTTCAATCCAACACCCTCTAGTTTAATTTTACCATCTTTAAACGGCAAACCGTTCAACTCAATGTTAGCGTTTTTCTTTTTACGTGCATCAAAACCCCCAACAATGCTATTGTTTTCGTAGTGATTGAATATCTTATTATTTACACTATCCGCTGGTAAACTAAACGTTTGCGTAAAGTCAGTAAAAACCTTAGATATGTCTTTAATGTTTTGGATTGATTGCGTAATCGTTACGCTTTCATCCTCAAACATAGACACTCTTTGACCCTCAATGTATAGTTGTATTTTTTGCATCTATCTAATATTGTTTATTGTATCAAATGAGTTGTCAAAGTTTATCGTGTATTCGACTAGCTTATCATTTAAAGATGTCTTATAAACCTGACTACTTGTTTTAACATTGATTGGTGTAGTTTTACCGCTTTTTGTATTCCATACTTGCTCTGATAACAAAAGTTGTCTTAGGGTTTCGTTATATCCCTCGTTTAAAAAACCTGAACTCAAAGAAATAGATTCATTTGCATTGATGTTGAAATCTTTGTTAACGTGGTTCGTGTTGTCGTATGAATTACCAAATGTTAAAATGTTGCTTTTATAAGAATCTTTATTTACGTTTATTGTTTCTACGTATTTCTTTAAGAAATGCATATTTTCCAACACCCCGAACTTATTTAGAAAAGTTACTTTAGAAGGTGTTTGTTTACATTCACTTATAACACTAAGTTTTATTGTTTCCGTTTTATTGTCATCAACAACAACTATACTAGTCAAATCGCTAATGTCAAATATGTTAAAGTATTCTATTTGCTCATTGCTTTCATCAGATGCAATGTAAGATTCTGTTTTTACAACCGTTGCACCATTGTACAAAGTTACAGTCGGATTGTTTTCAACATAGATTGGTAGGTTGTAAGCGTCTTCTCTTAGTAAAACTAAATTACGATTACTTATTAATATTGAACTTTCGCCTAAGTTGAAACCTGAGTTTTCAAAATAAGAATAAGAGTCTAAGGCTAAGTTTGTTTCTGTACTACCAACTATTTCGGTGTCGTTAGAATCGTAAGCGTTTAAATCTAATTTGACCCACACAACCGAGTCGCCAGAATCGCTTGCCGTTATAATCAACCTAGAGAATCCGTCTTCTATTTGGTTTTCTATACCATCCTGCAAAATACTTGCAAATCGAAACTTAACACCTATAAAATCTCTAATCAATTCTGATACCTCAAAACTTACTTTAGTAACACTCGACAATGTATTCTTTTTTAAATAATATTTTTCTTCACTTGGTGGTGTGTTTTTATCGCCCTCCCAAACGTATATCTTCAACTCAGCGTAAGATATGTTTTCGTCTTCAATCGAAACGAAATAAGGACTACGTGTATTAATTGCCATTGTTTAAATTGTCTTTAGTTGTTGTTAATAGTAATGCTTCGACATCTAATCTAAATGCCTTAACTATATCTTTATCTAATCTTTCAAATGCTTTATTAAATGGCTTAGTAAAAAACATACTAGGCTTTATACCTTTTGATTTAATTACGTTCGCTAACATATAACCCGTTTGTTCGTGTGTTACATATCTACCTTTCTTATTTCTAAATTGTACACCTTTACGTTTGGCCCATTTCTTAAATGTACCCGTATGATATTCAACACCTACTAAATTCGAACTCTTTTTATAAGAGAAGTTGTCTAAAGACTTTCCGCTTTTTGTACCTTTGACACCTCTATCTTGAAACACTAAATAGTTTTCCATTAAGAATTCTAAACCGAAACTATTATCACTTACATTCAAATCATATTTCAAACTATCATACCCCGACTTTGTGTCGTTCTTATTAGTCTTACTTAGGTTCGACCTTGACTGTTGAATTACATACTTGCCAAATCTATTTAGTTCCGCTTGTACATTCTTTAACATATCTCAACCTCGTTAGGTACTATAATCTCAAAACTTAATGCCCATCCAGCTACCTCGTTTTCAAACCTATCATAAAACGGCTCAAAAGATGGTGTGCCTTGTAATTGATATTTTTCTTGATGTAATCCGCCACCCCTTAATAATTGCACCAACTTATTTAATACAACTAATTGAGTATTTAAAATATCCTGTTCGTTGTTGTTGCCTCTAAATATATCCGTTGTTTCTTCTTTCGATACATTTACAACATCCATAGCTAAGACAGACATTGAGAAAGTTAACACTTGGTCGTTATTAGACACGTTGTTAACCATTAAATGAGAAATAGGGTAAATAGATTGTTTAGCTAAATCAACACGAGCAATATCGCCAGACGTTACCGTATTGACGTCTGGGTCTGCTAACAATTGGTCTTTAATCTTTTGAGTAACTGTATAAAATCCTTGCATTTAGAATTTGTTTTTAATATTTTGTGATTCAACCTCCGCCAATTCCTTTTTAAAAGACAGCATTGTTAGACATTGATGTATATTTAATTTAGTGATATCTTCAAATCTTTGAACATCTCCGTTAGCGAGTCCATAAATAGATTGATACCAACCCCATTTTTGTCCAAAGTTTGCAGTTCTTGAATAGCCTGTCTGTCCTCCTGATTGGTTGAATAAAGAATCGTATGTTTCGACAATTCCATCCCTAAATGATACAAAAAAAAAAGGCTACCTAAAGCTGCACTCATTGGCATATCTTTCAACACCTCAGGGTTTGCTGTATCGTATTCTTTAATATTGTATTTACCCGAACCATTACTTTTAATTGGTCTGTATAATACATTCATAGCAATGTGCATCTCCTCCCATTTACTTGCGTTGTTATCTAAATCGATATATTCACCTAAACTCATCTCGTTTAAGTCAGGAACAAAACCATACTCAACATCATCCAATGTAAACCTTTCTACGTGTTCGGGTGTTGTGTTTAACAACTCGTTTAATATTTCAATTATAGCCGTTACGCTCGACATTCTAAGTTTGTATGATTCGCTTAAAGGAATACCACAAAAGATTTCAATCATCTTAGCATCCAAGAAATTACCGTCTGGGTTGTTTTCCTGAATGGTTAGAAACTTTTGATACTGTCCTAATGTAATCTCGTCAAGTGTTGTAGGTACGTTAATCTCTATCTTCATAATTATATAATAGTATTTTGTTAATGTTTTATAAAAAAACCCTTACAATTTTCATAAGCCTTTGTAAGTAGAAATAAGTGTTGTGGTTTTACGGGTGCTATTCTAACCTCTTTACCTGTTCTATGGTGTATAAAACATTGTACTGTCGCAACCATTGTTTTTACATCCATTTATCTAATAAAATATTTACCTTTGTTAGGTGTCTTTAATTGTGATGTTATAGCATATCGTGCTGCATCTATACAATGGTTAAACGCATCAATTGGCTTATTTATCGTGTTCCCCTCTCTATCTTTTAACCACGTGTACGACTGTAATTCTTTGATTAGGTTCGTACTTCTTGAGGTTATGTATATCTTGTTTTGGTTGATTAGATTAATACCATAGACAATAGAATCCTTTCCCTTAGTACACGGTAAAATATTATGTCCGTGTGTTCTTAGTTCAGCTATCGATTTCGGCTCAGCACTATCCGCATACACCACCTCGTTTATATCGTTTGCTTTTAATAAGTCTGATATATCGGAATTTAATAGTTTCTTTTGGTGTATTATCTCATCAAAAATATAAGCATCGTTATACTTGTACAATCCTACTAAAGTTGTAGGGTCATTTGAGTATCCGAAATCCATACCATAACAAAGCAAACGTGCTTCATCAGGTAGCTTTATTTCTTGCCAATCGGTAAGACACACCCCATCTAAAGAACCGACCTTACCAAGACCGTACACTTGCCACCAATTATGCCAATAAGATGAATCCTTAGCTTTATCCCTTGCTGACTCAATATCTTTTACAATCGTTTCAGGTAGTGCCTCGTTGTCTAAATAAGTTAGTGTTATAAATTCTGCATCTTCTTGAGTAGCTACTTCTTTATGTGCCCAAAAATTTGCAGTTGGGTTGAAGTCAATCCAAATATCTCCTGATGTTCTAATAGATAATTGGTTGTATGCTTCGAAAGGAATGTTGTTAGCCTCGTTAACGTAAAGAACATTACGTCTTGCACCTCTAAGCTTGTCGGGTTGCTCTACGCTAAAGAACTCAATGTAAGAACCATTCGTGAAAGTATATTTAAGTGCTGACCTATTCCATTGACCATCACGATATCGACCCGTTGATATCATTATTTTAAGAAAGTCTTTCATTGCACCCCTACGTAGATGCGGTATTGATTCAGACACAACACTCGTTTCTAATTGAGGTGTTCGTATTGCTCTATCAATAAGAATAGGGAGTATGCCAAAAGTTTTACCAGCCGATGTACCCCCTTGTATTACTTTCTTACGCTTTGTAAGTGCGTGTAACTTCTTAATTGCCGTTGTGCTTTGGAACATTTACAAATCGAATAAAGGTTGCTCAGACGTAATAGAAATGTCTTTCGTTTC